TCTTCTTGATAAAAGTCTTTAAGCTTTGTTTCTTTTAAAGTACCATCTTTTTTTATTTGTCTTGGTCCGACTTGTAATTCACCAGCAAATTTTAAAAAATCATTTACAGCGTCATATCCATCTAAGTTATTATCTTCATTTTCTAAAAATATACTATTAGCTGTATCTTTAACAATTTCTATCATACTTGAAGGTGAAACTGCTTCTGTAAGACCATTATCAACAAAATCCTGTAAAGTTTCTTGCACAGCATTTCTTGATATATCAATACCTGATAAATTATTTGGATTATCAATAAGTCCTTCATCTATTTTTTCTTGGTTATCGTCTATATTTAAAAACCCTAATTTTAAAGAATATTGAATACCTTGTTCTGCATTTTGAACTTTATATTCATTATGATTTTTTTGATGATTTATATGTATTTTTTGTAAAGCTTTGCTTTGTTGAGGTAAGAAAAATTCACTTATATATAATTGTCTTATACCTTTGGTATCACTTTTAGAAGACTGATTAAACTCTTCTAAAGCAGATTGAAATTCTGGTGAATCAATATCATATTGCTCTAATGGTATATCTACAACAGTGCCATCATTAAGTTGTTTTTGTATTGTGTAATTATCAAAAAATGTTTTTGCTTTTGTTTCTGTAAAAGACCCAAGAGTTTTAGCTAATTGTTTTTCTACACCTGCTCTAAAAAAAATATTACTACCAATAAGTTGTCTTGCAGCTTTAGAACCATCTTGTTTTTTTACTTGACTTATAATTTTTTGCAACTCTGGTTTACTAGCTTGTATAACTTTTTCCATTCCAAGCTGTTCTTGTTTTTGTTTTTCTTGATCTAGTTGAAATGATATAAATTGTTGTAGTTTAGGATTTATAGAAGATAAGACAGTAGCAAGTTCTTCAGCACCAGTTTTAGGTTGTACTCTAGGTGGAGCAACAAAAGTATCAACAGGACTAGCTGCTGATCTAAAAGCTGTGCTTTGAAAACTTGATGACATAATTAAGCAAAGTAAAGAGAACTACCAGTATTAATAGCAGTAGCTGGTGTACCTCCTGTAGAACTTCCGATACCACCTAAACCACCTGTAAGTCCAACATAAGAGTTAAGACCAGAAACAGCAGTATTAAGAAGAATTGATCCTAAAGTTGGTATCTGATTATAAGCTTGATTTATATTACTCTGTAATTGATTTCTTGTATTATCTCTATTAGCTGTTAATCCTTGCACTACTCTTGTATATTGTCTTGATTGTGATTCCATTGCCTGATTTATTGATTCTCTAAAATTAGCTGTTTGTCTTTCTTGATCTCTTAATAACATTTGTACAGTTAAACCTGCTTGTTCTGATGCTCTAATACGTCCTTTTGCTTGTAAACCTTCTATTGTTTTTGCTAACTTTTCTTGTGCTTGTGAAGCTCTTGTTTCTTTTAATTGTGCTGCTGTTGCTTCTTGTTGCCTTGCAAAAGATTGTTCTAATGATCTATTTGCAATTAAAGCACTTTGATATGTTCGGTCTGCTGCTGCAATAGCAGCATTTCTTTGTGACAGACCAGTTGCTAAACTAAGACCTAAAGATCCAAGGAATAAACCACCAGCAACTTTACCTAATCCAAATACAGGAACACACATTTATGCTATCCTCAGAAATTCGTAGAATGGTTTTTTCTCTTGTCCATATTTTGCGTGGTAATTAATAAAAGTAAACCCAAGAGCTTTTAACCATTTAATAGCAGATTTATTTTCTGCATATACTACATTGTATAGTAAAGGATATTTTTTTAATAAACTATCTACCCATATCCTACCTTTTCTTGTTAATTGAATCCTATCTATTTTTTTACTGAACAATTCTTCTGTAGCAACAAACCATATACAACCATTATCTACTACACCACATAAACCTACAGGACGATCTGTTTCTTTTGCTATCGTCAATACTTTATGACCTGCTAGATATGTTAGTCGTAAAGCATCTTCTGGTTGATGTCCTGTTTGATAATAAGCTTCTATTTTATCCATAACTCTCATGTTATTACATACATGATTTAAGTCTTTAATATTTGATTTTCTTAAATAAATCATTAAACTCTTCTACTTCTCATATAGAACATAGCTTCATATTCTGCACTTGATAACTGTGTTGGTAAGAATGTGTCATTCTTTACGTCAATATTTACAGTATCAGCCTTGCTCATTATTGGCACTCTGAAAGTTCCTGTTTCTAAATTAACCTGTCCTACAGCAGCAGACGCAGCACCTAATAAACGACCTGTAAATTTATGTACACTTGTATCTCGATTATCAGGTGTTACTTCTACTGTAAAAAAGCCTGTATCTTCAAACTTGATATAGAAATGACGTAGTTGTAAACGACCACTAACTATCTCACCTTGATTCTGTCCTCCTGATGATTCAGTTAACCTTTGTCTACTAAATCTATAGTGCATTAAATATGGTTCACCTATAATAAATTTGCTATTTCTAAAATCACCACTAGCTGTAATTGTACTAGTTGAACCATTAGATGTATTTGTAGTTTGTACTAATTGTGCAGGTTTTAGATTTGTTGTTACCCCTTGTGTATTAACAAAAGTACTTGTTTCACCATCACCTAAATATCTACCAACAACAGACATATTAGCCCTTAACCTATAAGGAACTGTAAATGTTGATATATCAGTAGAAGCGTTATATGCAACAGAAACACCACTAGTAGCTTCTGTAACTTTATGATCTAGGTGAAATTCAAACTCTGCATTAGTTTCTTTAAAATCTGCTTCAAAAGGTATCTTCTCTAAAGTTGTACCATTTGCTTCTTCTATAACTACAAACAAATCAGTACCAATAAAATCTATATTTTTTATAGACCTTGCAGAATTAAATGTATAGGTAGACCAGCTATTTAATATCTTTTGAAAGTTATCACCAAATAACCATCTGTTTATATATAACTTATTAGGTTCATCAGCACCAAGTAAAACTAAAACATCTTCATTTGTACTGACAGCTAATTTAAAAATATTACTTGGTATTAGTCTTGGTACATGAATAGTGATGTTACTGGCTTCTTTTATAGATACATTTTCCTGTGTTATATATTCTCTTACACCAGCAAAAGATCCTTTCTTAGTTAAATAATAAATAGAAGAACCAGAACCTACAGGTGTTGCAGCGTCACTACTTTCAAACTCTGTTGCTACTACTACGTTTGCTGTTGAAGGTGTTAACGCATCAGATGAAGATGTAAGAACAAACTGTGTTTGATCTGAGAATAAAATAACCTGTTCTCCCATAGATACAGCATGCCTTAGAATAGCTACTTTTGTATGTGAAGCTGCTACGTCTATAGGGTCACTGTCAATAACAGAGATAACTGTTTCTGGAAAGAAGTTAAAAAACTCTGAAACCCTTGATAACACTACGTTATCATCAGTCAAGAATCCTAATCTGTTTCTAAAGAAGAAGACGTTATTTATTTTATTTCCTATAAAAGAAGGGTTTGGTGCAGAATCCAAATCACCTACAGTTCTTTCTCCCCATATAGGTAAGGTATAAGTAACACCAGATAATGTATAACTATCACCATCAACCCTTGCAAATCTAAAATTATTATCTGCTTGTCTTACTAATACATGTGGCATCTTGTCGTAATTAAATTTAAAAGGTATGCCAGCTTCTATAGTCTCTTCCCACTGTCCTTCTTCAAATGCTCCCCCATTATTAGTAACAAACTTGACGTAGTAATTATCAAAATTAGTTGATTGATCTCCTTTAATCTCAACTACATATCCATTAGGTGAAATAGTAGGTAGGTCTGTAAATCTCTGTACACTATCTTTAACTACAGTTAGTTGTGAATTGCCTTGTGTATCACTACCATCTATAGAAAAATTAGAACCATCATTCTTTTTTATATGTAAGACAGGTCCATTCTGTGCAATCGTAAAACCAGATAAAGCAGAACCAGATGAAGGTGATTCTCCATTTTGTCCTAATAATTTATTTTTAAGCTTTGTAGCTACTGTATCTGTACTTAAGGGATTATCACTTGTTGTGTCATGTGTAGCTGTTGTGCTGTTTACAGTAATTGTATATGTTGTTTTATCTGAGACTTGATTAACAAATAAAACTGCCTGTGTAATATTACCTGCACTTGTAGCAGAATCCATTTCAGTTGCAATAGTTGTATTAACAACAAAAGTAAAATCAGCAATCGTTACAGTTTTAAATTGTGATCTTGGATTACTTGCAGATAAATAACTAACACCATCAGGTTTATTTACAGTTCGTTCAGTACCATCTAATTCAAAAACTCTTACATTACCATTGCTAAATATTGCTATATACCTTTCTGTAGCATCTCTATTTATAGTTTGTATATGAACATTACCTGAGGTAACAGAACCAAGATTAGCAATGAATTGAGTACCAGATCGCTTCGTAAGACCTTGTACTGGATTACTATTAGCATTGTCTTGTATATCTGCATGATCTGGTTGTTTTGTTGAATCAGCAGCTTGTGATACACCTCTAAGCAATGTAGGTATTGCTCTTGATACAACAGCCATAGTTATCTAATTAATGCGTTTGCTGGTGAATAAGTATCAAATACATTTGTTAAAGAAGGATCTCCTCTTAACAAGTTATGATCTGCATTACTTAAATCAGTTTCCATTAGTATAGCTCTAGCTCTTATTTCGTCTTGTTGTGTATATGTTCTTAATCCATCATCACTAACTAATCTATCAACAAATATACGTGCTGCTTTTATATTCATATAACGTCTAGCAGGTTCTGGTAATTCATCAAACTTTCTAAAATAAACCACTGTACAAATAAGATCTTCTTCAAATTCAAACGTATTATTTAACTTGTCATATAATTTTAATCCTCTTTGTATTGGATTTATTGTCGGGTGTTGATGTATGTTTGCATCTACTCTCAAAATATCAGTAGGCAAAGCTATTTGATTTGATCCATCTCTTGTTAGAGTGACATCTATTTCAGTATTAAAAGACCAACCTTCACTTTGTACTTCTTTATTAACTTCATTAAGAGTTGACTGTGCTGTTCTTACATCAGCAGTAACAGTACCTGTAAGACTATTAACAGGTGCTTCTCCTATAGCTGCCAACATAATGTTGATAGCTTCTAGTTCAGTGGTTGCAGCTACAGTCATGATTTAATACTTTTTTATTTTTAAGGAATCTCTTCCACCTTTCATCTTTTTCTTTTTTTTCTTTGATCCGTAACCCATAATAAACTCCTATAGATAAAAGAAAGGTACTCATTAAGAGTACCCTTCATTGTTAATTAAGATGCAGATAGCTTAATTGTAGCTGCACATTCTGGTCTTAAGATGCCATGACCTAACGCATACTTAGCAACCATTAAGGTTCCTTGATACATTATGCCATAATCAGAACCAGAGATTTCAGTTGTCATATCCATCAACTTAACTGTACCAACAGCAGATTTGTGGAAGACAAGACCGATAGTTTTACTATCATCTCCTGAGTATGTATTGTTCGCACCACTTGGGTTTGATCCTACGTTTGATTGAGGTACGTTGTTACTCATCATTACAGGAATACCTGCAATCTGTTGTACACGACCAGAAGCAAATGAACCATTACC